CTGGTACGATGTTCGTAGCCGGGCACTTAAGCAAGCTACACAAATGGGGCAACTCTTTGGAGTAACGCCAAGCGCGAGGGGCAAGATTGAAACAGGCAAGAGCGCGCCAGTAGGTAAATTGGAACTTTTACAAAAATCAAAAATAGCATGAAAAAGAAAATTGAAACAACCGAGCCAGTGGAATTAACCGAGGGCGTAAGTTTTAGAATCGAGCCAAGCGGATTCCATTTTATCCTTTGCCGTGATCAAGGCAGCGGCTTTAAGCCATGTGGCAAGAATGGGCTTTGGAGCGATACGCCGCACCTTTACAGAAACCAATACCTTGCGCAGATAGCTTTAGATTATTTCTTTGCGAATAGCTGAGCAGTATATTGAGGGCGTAACTTCTGGGCGCGTAGTTGTGTGCGAACACGTGCGCAATGCTGTTAACCGTTATCTGTCCGACAGGGCGGGGGGTTGGGCGTTTAGTGAAAACTACGCGCAGCACGCTATCGACTTTATCGAACAGCTCGAGCACTCGACGGGAGACTATGCCGGCAAGCCGTTTAAGTTGGAAGGTTGGCAGGCTTTTATCGTTTGGAATCTGTTTGGCTTTCTCAATCCCGACGGATCGCGAAGATTTACGAGGGCTTATGTAGAGGTACCCCGAAAAAATGGCAAATCTACTTTCTCCAGTGCTGTTATGCTTTACGGCCTAATGGCCGACGGCGAAAGTGCAGCGCAAGTTTATAGCGCGGCAACTAAACTCGACCAAGCCATGATGGTATTTGCAGAGTCGGTCCGCGTTTGCCAAAATGTAGACTGGCTAGCAGAATCGTTAACCGTTAACAACAGTGTAAACAATCGGCGAATACTTTATGGGCAATCGGTGTATAAGCCCCTCGAATGGAACCCAAGTAAACAGGACGGGCTAAACACTCACTTCGCAGTAATTGACGAATACCACGCGCACCCAAACGATGAGCTTTATAACGTATTGCGCAACTCGATGGGGGCAAGAAGGCAACCGTTGTTATTTACAATTACGACGGCGGGCTTTAATCGTGAGTCGCCGTGTTATAAACATCGCAATTACTGCGCCTCGGTTTTATCTGGGGCGATTAAGGACGATGCTTTGTTTTCGGTGATTTACACTTTGGATGAGGGCGACGACTGGACAGACTCGGCAAACTGGGCAAAGGCTAATCCTAATTGGGGCGTAAGCGTTTATCCGCGTCAGTTAGAGCAGGCGCTAACCGAGGCTAAGGAATTTGTACACAAAGAAGTTGAATTTAAAACCAAACTGCTAAATGTGTGGACAGATACGGCCATGACTTGGATTAACGACACTACTTGGATGGAATGCGCCGAGTTACAAAAACTAGACGGGATTTGTTACGGGGGGTTGGATTTGGCGAGCACTGGAGACTTTTGCGCGTTTACTTTGTATTGGCCCGAATACTCGGCGATTAGGACTTGGTACTTTTTGCCAAGCGAGGCAGCGTACAAAAGAAAGGACGCAGCAGGTGCAAGTATTAGGCAATGGATTGCGGACGGTGTAATTACTGCAACCGATGGCAACGTAACGGATTATAATTTTATCAAAGCGCAAATATTAGATTTGGCTTTAGAGTTTGATATCAAGGACATTGCTTATGACCGTTTCAACGCTTCGCAGCTTGTAATTGATTTACAAAACGAGGGCTTGCAAATGTTCCCCTTTGGTCAGGGTTTTATTTCAATGAGCAGCCCGACGAAGGAACTCGAGCGACTAGTAAAGGACGGCAGGCTTAAACACGATGGCAACCCAGTTACGCGTTGGATGATGGGCAATGTATTACTTGCAAATGATCCTGCGGGCAATATTAAGATTAACAAAGCAAAGAGCGGGGATAAGGTCGATGGGCCTGTATCTATTGTAATGGCATTGGGCACGGCTATGCAGGACGCTGCCAAAGAAAAAGAAACGGACTTTTGGTTTATAAGCTTATGAGATTTGTTGACGACTTCATGAACAAGTATTATTTTAACCTTCCTAAGTATCGCACTTATGAGGATGCCTATAACGCAACCGAGGCAGAGTATTTGGAAAGGTACGGCGTGCCACGCTATAAAAACTACGACGTATTTCGCTCGGCTCTTTGCAGGTGGCTAGCCCAGGGGCGTAATAAATAAGATTTGTTAACACGGCAGAATTAAAGAGGTTGTAATTTGCGGGCGATGAATCTACGATTTTGGGAACGGAAAACAGAAAAGCGGTCAATGCTAACGCAACCCGCAGACTGGTTTGTGAATACCTTAAACAATATTTTTGGCTATCAAACCAAAAGCGGCCAAGCCGTAAATAATACAACGGCGCTAAGCATTGCATCCGTGCACGCTTGCGTTAGAGTTATTGCGGACGGAATCGCGGGGCTTGGTTTGAAATTGTATAAAGACGATGGCCAAAGCAGGGACCAAATTATAATCCACTACGCCACAGCTTTAACTAACGAGCCGAATCCCTATCAAACTAAATACGATTTCACCAAGTATATGACGAGCCACTTGGCGCTAACTGGTAACGCTTACGCTTTTATTAATCGCGACGTGCGAAACATCGGCATAGAGTTGCACCCAATCGCGCCGCAGTACGTTACCCCTGTTATGCAGGACGGCCTTTTGTTTTACAAGGTTACACTCGCAGGATACCCGGGCATGATCCCTGCAACGGAAATGCTACACTTTAAAGGAATGTGTGGCGATAATCCTTTGGTAGGTTTGAGCCCAGTAGTATTGCATGCGGAAACTTTAGGTATTGACTTGGCAGCAATTAGCCAGAGCGCCGGCGTTTATAAAAATGGAGTATTGAAATTTTTGTTAACGTCAGACGCCCAGATAAAAATAGACCAAGCGGGCCCTTTGAAAAAATCCCTCGACGATGTTATAGACGGGGCAAGCCGTAGCGCTGTGCTTCCCAACGGCATCAAGATGGAAAAATTAAGCCTAAGCCCTGAAGAGGCACAGTATTTGGAAACGCGTAAATTTAGCAGCGAGGAAATCGCGAGAATCTTTGGAGTGCCTGCTTCAATGATAGGCGCAACCGCAGGGATTAAGTCTAGCGTCGAGCAGGAGTACCAAGATTTTTACGCTCGCACTTTAATGAGTTATGCGATTAACATCGAGCAGGAATTAGCCCGTAAGTTGTTAACAGAAAATGACAAGCTTACATATTACTTTAAATTTAATTTTAACTCACTATTGAGGGCCTCCGCTAACGAGCGAGCAGACTATTATAATAAAGGCATCCGCGGCGGCTGGCTTTCTAGAAACGAGGCGCGGGTTTATGAGGATGTTAACGCTTTTGATGGTGGCGACGAGTATTTAATCGAAGCCAACTTAATGCCTAGCAGTCAGATTAACGAGTATATGGACGCGAAGATTGCAAACCTTATGGCAACTGCAGATAAAAACAATAACCCAGACGGCGTAAATAATCAAACAATAAATTAAAATGAAACAAGAAAGGCGCACATTTACGGGCACCGTCCACACCAGAGCAGACGGCGAAGGCATGCCAAAAGAAATTGGTGGCATCGCTGCCGTTATTAATTCAGTTACTGACCTTGGATACTTTGAAGAGGTTATAATGGCCGGGGCGTTTGACAATGCTTTAAGTAAAGATTACGATATCCGTTGTTTGTTTAATCATGAAGCCGACTTAATTTTAGGCCGCACAAAGGCAGACACTTGCAGAGTGTTTGTAAATGGTGAGGGGAATTTAGAGTATACTTGGGTCCCAGATTACGAGAACCCTACGCATATGAGCGTCGTGCGTTCTATTATGCGCGGCGACATTACTCAAAGCTCATTTGCTTTTACAATCAAAGAGCAGAACTGGAGCGAGTCAGAAAAATACGGCACAATGGGAAAGCGTACTATTAAAGTTATTGAGGACCTGTACGATGTTAGCCCTGTAACTTATCCTGCGTATGAGGATACAGAAGCGGACGCTCGCAGCATTGCAGCAACTAGAGACCAAGAGTTAGAAATTGAAGCCGCAAAACAAAGTCAAGTAAGCGCGGATATTTTAAAACTTGCTTTAGCCAGATACACAAACTATTAAAAAAACAAAAATCATGAATAAAATTAAAGCCCTAAAAGAAGAGCGTGGACGTTTGCTAGGCGAATTGTCTACCCTACAATCTACCATCGAGCGTGAAGCACGTTCTATGGCTGACACTGAAACTAACCGTTTGTCTGAAATCGAGGCTCGTTTGGGCGCGATCAAAGCAGAGGTTGAAACCTTAGAGAAATTGCAGAACCTTGCAGCTCAAGCAGCAGGCCACAGCGCAAGCCGTAGCGAAGAGAAAGAAAAGTCAAACATGGCTAAAGATTACAGCTTTAAGCGCGCAATGGAAATGGCTATCACTGGCCGTCGTGAAGGCGTTGAGGGTGAATTTTCTGCAATGGGTGGATCTGAATTTCAGCGCTCAGGTGTAAGCGTTTCTGCTCACTCTATCAAAATCCCTTCTGAAGTATTCACACGTGACATGACTGCAACAGGTGGAAGCTCAGGCTCTGAAGGTGGAGTAAATATCCAAACTTCTGTTGGTTCTATCATTGACGTTTTGTTGCCTCGCACAGTATTGGCAGGCTTGGGCGTTCAGCGTTTGAGCGGGTTGGTTGGAAACTTGGATTTACCAACAGCATCAACTTTGCCTTCTGCAGGTTGGAATACTGAAAACGGCACAGCTACCGAAAAGAGCCCCGCTTTCTCTAAAATCACTTTCAGCCCTAAGCGTTTGGCTGCTTACATCCAAGTTTCTAACCAGTTGATGTTGCAATCTAGCAACTCTATCGACGGGTACGTAAGAAACTGGTTGTTAAATGCAATGGCACAATCTTTGGAAACTGCTGCAATTAAAGGTGGTGGATCTAACGAGCCTGTAGGAATTATCGGTAACGCTAACGTAAACGTAACTTTCGCAGGTGGCGCAACTTCTAACTCTACCAACGCTAACGGAATCGCTCCA